TCATCGGCGGCGCTACGCGCTTGCGCTGGATCATCCGCGCGGCGGCGTCGACGCGGGCGTGAAATTTCGGGTCGAAAAACGCGATCGCGTCGCTCGACTTGTATTGAATGACGCGGCGCCAGTCGGGGTATTTGCCGTCGACCTCGACCGCGCTAATGTTATCGAAGCGCATCGCGTCGATATCGAATTCGATCGGTTTGCGCTTATTCTTCGCGATCAGGTCCGCGACCTCGCCCGCGATGATGTACTGACGCGCGGGGTGCGGTGTCGCGTCGATTCGCGCGACCGCGATAGCGTGACCGTCGGTCCCGACCAGAAACACGCCGTCGGGGCCCGCGTCGACCAGGACGCTGTTCAGGTAGTAGCGAACGTCGCCTTTCGCCGCGAACGAGTTAACTGCCGAAAAAACGCCTTCTTTAATGATCATTTTACTCTCCCGTCGTCCACGCGCGGTTTTGCGCGTCCTGAATGTCGAGCTGCCGATTCAATCCTTCCCAGAACATGCCGCCGAGGATCAGCCCCAGCAGCCCGATAATGGCGTACTCCATCAACGCTTTCATCGTCGGCGCCCCCAGTGATACCAGCGGCCGATTTCGTCCCAGTCGACAAAATCAAGAACCTCGCGGATGAATATGCGCGTCGCGTCGCGGTCGAAATAGATTTCGTCTTCGACGAACTCGCGCAAGTCTTCCCACGACGGATCGACGTCGACGCCTTCCAGAAAACGCCGGAAAACCCAGTCAGTCATGTGCTCTTTCATTCTATGCTCCACGTTCCCGCGCGTAGCGCGGCTTCATCGTCTGCCGATCCGACCGCGATCAGATCCTCGAGCGCGCGCGGTATCGCTGCGCGCGCCTCTTTCTCGGACGGGAACTTGCCCATGTATAGGGACGACTGCCGGTCAGCGCTGATCCAATAAAGGCGCGTCTCCCCGCTCAGATAGCGGAGTTCTGTCATGGTGCGGTAGTCGCCTACCGCGCCCCAAAAGCGCCAGCCTTCGAGGTTAGTGTTGGGGAACTGCCCGTATACGTGGATTTCGCCGTTCCACGTGATTCGGTACTGACGCGCGCCGTAGGTGTCGCGTAGGATTTTGCGGATTTCAGTGATGGTCATGCTACGTTCTCCGATTGAATCAGATGGTCCGCGATCTCGTACCAATCAACGTCCGCGAGGAATGCCAGCGCGAGATCCGCGACATGCGCGGGCGCGCCAGATTCCGTGATCGCGTCCTCTACCCAAGCACGCGCTGCGCTCGCGGTGTCGGATAGTGTCTTGCCTCCGATATCGTCGGCAGTCATGCCGTCGAAATATTCGAGGTTGATCTTCCAAGTCGCGTAGTTCGTCCATCCGTTGTAGTCGCTCATGTCGTCGATCTCCCGTGTTGGTGGGGAGTAGCGTAAGGCATCGTCTTACACTTTGCAAGCGTTTTTTGTACGCTGATTTTGTGTGGTTGGGTCATGGTTAGGTCATGGTTAGGTCATGAATTTTGGCGCGATGACCTACGACAAGGGTTTGATGCGTTTAGCTTTTTTCGTGGTTAGGTCATTTAGGTATTCAATGTTCCATTTAATAAGCCTATGTAGAGGTTTACTAACTGAAAACCGCTTTTAGAATGACCCAAATGACCCATGATCCGCCCGCGTCGTGAGCCCGCGTCGTGAGCCCGCGTTGACGGCTCGACGTCACCAGGCGAGCGTTACCTGGCGGCTCGACGTCGCAACGTCGACGTCGGCTCGCGCCGAGCGGCTGGCGGTAGACGTCGGCTCGACGTCGCGCAAGATATCCGCGCGCTCTCTGTTGACAGGCGCAAGAGAATGCGTTACGCTATGCGGTATGCTGAGAGCTCGCGCCGTGCGCCTGGCGGCAGGGGGGTATACCCCTCGAAGCGGTCGACGTCGATTTCGTTTACGTAGGGTCCGCACAAAATTTTTTTTTATTGCAAAACAACGTAAAACTTTCCCTAACATTGCAATTTCCTGCGACGCAACTAAACTGTCTGGCATGTTCAAGAGTCTCCCTCTCAGCATCCGCGAAGTGCGCGCCACTGAAGTAGTGCTGGAGCGCATCTACCAGGCGGCGTATCTGGGCTTGAAGGGCGACTCGCTGGCGTTAAACGCGGGACTGTTACCCGCTGAATACAATCGTCTAAAAGAACTCGATCAAACCGCAGAGCTGGCTGAACTGAAGGGACGCGCTGACGCCGAGCGCGCCGCCAGTGAGGTGTTGTACAACGCAGCACAGTCGGGCGACGCAAAGGCGGCGCTGTCGATCCTGCAACATGCACACGGCTGGGTAGCGAAACAAGCCATCTCCGTCGAAGTGGATCAGCGCATCAGCGTGATCGGCGCGCTAAGGGCGGCAGAGGAGCGCGTCATTAATGCAGAAACCAATCTACTCCCCGGAAGATGAACAGCTCCTGATGTCGCGGATCTGGTCCGTTGACATCAAAGACGACCCAGAGAAGTTCGTTCTGTTCTCGTTCCCGTGGGGGCAGCCAAACACGCCGTTGGCGGCGTATAAGGGACCGCGCCAATGGCAGCGCCAGGTTCTGCGCGATATTGCAAACCACATTATACGCAATAAAGGCCTGCTACAGATGGAGACGCTGCGCGAAGCCGTGGCGTCAGGGCGCGGGATCGGCAAGTCGGCGCTGGTGAGCTGGCTCATTCTGTGGATGCTATCGACCCGCATCGGCTCAAGCGTCATCGTGAGCGCGAACTCAGAGTCGCAGTTGCGCTCCGTGACGTGGGGCGAGCTGACCAAGTGGTCAACGATGATCGTCAACGCGCACTGGTGGGAGATATCCGCCACCAAGCTGATGCCCGCCAAGTGGCTGACGGAACTTGTGGAGCGCGACCTGAAGAAAGGGACGCGCTACTGGGCGGCAGAGGGCAAGCTGTGGTCGGAAGAGAACCCGGACAGCTACGCGGGCGTCCACAACCACGACGGCATGATGCTGATCTTCGACGAAGCGAGCGGTATTCCAGACCCTATCTGGTCCGTTGGCGCTGGATTCTTTACGGAAAACATCCTAGATCGGTACTGGTTCGCGTTCAGTAACCCTCGCCGAGGGTCTGGGTACTTCTTCGAGTGCTTTCACGCCAAGCGCAGCTTCTGGTCAACGCGTCAGGTGGACGCAAGAACGGTCGAGGACACCGATAAGCTGGTCTACCAGCAGATTATCGACGAGTACGGCGAGGACTCCTCACAAGCGCGCGTAGAGGTCTATGGGGAGTTTCCGAGCGCGAACGACGATCAGTTCATACCCCCCTCTATGGTTGTTGATGCGGTGGTCAGACCGCGCTACAAGGACAGCAGCGCGCCGATCATACTGGGCGTTGACCCTGCCCGCAGTGGGGCGGACTCGACGGTCATTGCTGTGCGGCAAGGGCGCGACCTTGTGACGCTGCGGCGCTACCAGGGCGAGGACACTATGACGATCGTGGGGCGCGTTATTGAGGCTATAGAGGAGTTCAGACCGGCGCTGGTGGCGCTGGACGAGGGCGGGCTCGGGTACGGTATTCTGGACCGGCTACATGAGCAGCAGTATAAGATCGTGCGCGGGGTTAACTTCGGGTGGAAGGCGAAGAATCCGATCATGTACGGCAACAAACGCGCGGAGCTGTGGGGCGCGATGAAGGACTGGCTTAAAACGGCGTCGATACCTGATGATAAGGCGCTGAAGATGGATTTAAGCGGACCTATCATGAAACCTAATTCATCAGGTACAATTTTCCTTGAAGGCAAAAAGGAGATGAAAGCCCGAGGGCTGGCGTCGCCGGATGCCGCCGACGCGTTGGCGGTAACCTTCGCGTTTCCCGTAGCGTGCTTGCCAAGCGCTAAGGTGGCCCCTATTCCGATAGCTAACCGATGGTGACCGCATGGTCCGTATGACAAAGAGCGAACGGCTTGATAAGGTCCACCAGACTGCGATGTCGCAGTTCGACGACATTCAGTCGGCGCTGCGGGACGAGCGGCTGCAATGCTTGCAGGATCGTCGGTTCTACTCGATAGCCGGCGCGCAATGGGAAGGACCGCTCGGGTATCAGTTCGAGAACAAGCCGCGCTTTGAGGTCAATAAGGTCCATCTCGCGGTCATTCGGATCATCAACGAGTACCGGAACTCACGAGTCACTGTCGATTTTATCTCAAAGGACGGCGCGCTAAACGACCGTCTTTCAGATACTTGCGACATGTTGTTCAGGGCGGACGAACAAGATAGCGGCGCGATAGAAGCCTACGACAACGCTTTCGAGGAGGCGGTCGGCGGCGGCTTTGGTGCCTGGCGGCTGCGGACCTGCTACGAGGACGAGTACGACCCGGAGAACGACAAACAGCGCATTCGGATAGAACCTATCTAT